GTACCATCATTCCTGCGAAGATAAAGAACGACTTTTGGGCAATTGGAACTGGGGCAAACTTTGCTATCGCTGCCATGCACTTAGGCTTAACTCCGGCAGAAGCAGTAAAGCTGGCGTGTCTGTACGATACATCCTCCCATGAGCCGATTGACGTAATGACTCTAAGCGGGAGGAAGCGTGGTAGCACTAAAAAAGGTGTCGGACGAGGAACTAATAGCGGCGTTTAAGACATACGGCAGTCCACAGAAGGTAGCGCAGGTTCTAGGCATAGATGTTGGTACGGTTTACCGAAGGCGGGCGGCACTAAAGGACGTATCCCTACCATCCTTTGCCGCAAGACAACACAGCATCGCCAATACATACATCCCAGAGAATCGCCGAGTTATCTCGCATACAGTCGATAACGGGCACGTCTTTATAGCCTCCGACTGCCATTACTGGCCTGGGGAGGAGACCGTAGCGCACAAGGCGTTTGTTTCCCTGCTGACCGAATTTAAGCCCAAGACCATCATCCTAAACGGCGATGTCTTTGACGGGGCTAGAATCAGCCGCCACGCCGCTCTGATGGGAACTAACCCCCCTACCCCCAAGCAAGAGATAGAAGCCTGCCAAGACCGTCTACACGAGATTGCAAACGCTTCTAAGAACGCCACTAAGCTGTGGACGTATGGGAACCACGATACACGCCTTTTTAACTACATCGCTACCCATGCGGATGCTTTAGTAGAGTTTTCGGACTTGTTTTCGTACTTTCCAGGCTGGCATACAGGCTGGCGGGTGGACATAAATAACTCGGTGGTCGTCAAGCATCGGTGGCACAACGGGCAACACGCGACCTATAACAACGTCTTAAAAGCGGGCAAAAGCATTGTCACGGGACACTTGCATAAACTGATGGTCACTCCGTGGACTGATTACAATCCAGGAAGAAGGTATGGGGTGGACACAGGAACCCTTGCAGAACCTACTGGCGACCAGTTTGTTTATTTAGAAGAAAACCCAGTTAACTGGTGCTCAGGATTCTGTGTCCTGACGTTTAAGAATGGTATGTTATTACCTCCAGAACTATGCGAAGTCATAAATGGTGTGGCTTACTTTCGAGGAGAGAAAGTGGGATAAATGAGTGATTTAGTAGCCTCGGCAAAAAGTGCAGCGCAGGGCATAAAAAGCGCGATTGCGGCGGGTAAAGAGATTGAATCGGTAGTCCAAGACATACAGAAACTTGGGGTCGCAGAACTCCAAGCCAAGCAACAGTTCCAGAAAAAACAACGGGTAATAAAGGGCGACACCACCATCCTTACGGCTTTTGCGGAGTGGAGGAGACTCAAGGAAGTGAAGGAAGCCGAGGACGACTTGTACCAGCAGCTTGTAGAACGCTACGGCAAGGAAAAGGCTGACTACGAGTGGAAGGACATCCAAGCCATAAAAGAGCGTCAAATTAAAGAAGTTAAGGAGGGGCGCGACGAACTGGGGCGTGACCTAAAGAAGCTCCGTGAACTCAAGGTTATGTGCTTCATAGCCTCGCTAATCATAGTTACCACTTACTACATCTTCAAAGGACACCTGTAATGCTATCCCTTATTTCCTCCGCTATCGGATTCCTAGCCTCTGGTCTACCGCAAGTCCTAAATTTCTTCCAAGACAAGGCAGATAAAGCTCAAGAATTGAAGTTAGCCCAGATGCAAACCGAGCGCGAGTTAGCCCTTGCAGAACGCGGTTTTATTGCCCAGCAGAAGGTCGAGGAGATTCGTACAGACCAGATAGCCCTTCAGACCGATGCAGACCGCCAGGGAGCAGCTTTAGACCACGACAAGGCTATCATGGCTAGGGCTTCCAATTGGGTCGTGAACCTGAACGGTATAGTGCGTCCTGCGGTTACCTTTATATTCGTACTAGAGTTAGTGATGATTAACATAGCTCTTACCTACTTCTTGCTCCGCGGTGGGTTAGGTAGCATGGACGTGGAGCAGTTTGTCGCCGCCACGGATGTCATCTTCTCCGAGGACGAGATGGCACTACTCTCAGGAATAATCGCGTTCTGGTTCGGAAGTAGGCAATGGGGTAAGAAGTGAAAGTCAGCAAGGAAGCGATTGAGGGCATAAAGAAGGATGAAGGCGTAAGGACAAAACCTTACCGTTGCCCCGCGCTAATTTGGTCTGTGGCCGTTGGCCATGTCATAGACCAAAGCCATATAAGGGTTCCGTTCAATGAGCGCAAAAATATACCACTTCCCCCAGAGTGGGACAGAGTTCTTAGCATGGCTGAGGTCGATGCTATCCTTGCAGCAGACTTGGTTACATTCGAGCGAGGTGTTCTGCGCCTCTGTCCAGGTGGACTTACTCAAGGCAGGTTTGACGCTCTGGTTTCCTTCTCCTTCAACGTCGGGCTTGGCAACCTCCAAAGGTCAACCATCCGCATGAAGCACAACCGTGGCGACTTTGAGGGTGCTGCGGAAGGGTTTATGGCGTGGACTAAAGCCGGTGGTAAGGAACTGCCTGGTCTAGTTAAGCGGAGGAAGCACGAACGCGCTCTCTATGAATCTGAGTAATCCTCTCCCGTAACTCCTCTGCTACGGTCAAATTGTGCTTGGCCTCAAACTGGTCAAGCCACTTCCTCCTCGCCTCCTTTGTCGGAAGCGTCAAAACATACCTTGCCAGCCCCTCTATCTTCGCCTCATGTTCTGATAACACTATCTGATAGAACTCCTCTGGGGTAGCGGTAAAGGTTCCTCTATTAACCAGCCCTAGCAAATGTTTTATGCAACGCTTTTCTTGCGGTGGTGACGGCTCTGGCTGCGTCAGATTTTCGAACAAATCTCCCAAAATAGTACCTCTTTCCGTTGGCCATTATGTGCGCCTCGTAAAGCCTTTTTCCCCGCTTGTAGACACCTTTTACGTTTGACTTGGTTTTGATTCTGCGTTTGGAGTTCCAACGGTTTTCTGTCTGCGTAGCCTCTCTGAGGTTGCCTATCCTGTTATCGGCAAACTTGCAGTTTATGTGGTCAACCTGCTCCGGCCAGTACCCGTAGTGATACGCCCAGACAATCCTGTGGGCAAAGTAAGGCTTCTTGAATATAGCAATTTTGCGATAACCGCGAGGGGTTATGTGACCGGCAACCCTATTCGCATATCTGCGGTTCCACATGACGTAGGCAGAATACTTGGCGAAAGCCTCAATGGGTCGAGGCTTCCACACAAGTCGTCCGCGCCTGTAATCAAACAGGGCTTTTAGTTGTTGCTGGCTTAGAATGGGATGTCGTCCTCTAAGGCTTGCTGCTTCGGCTCTGCCTTGGGTTTCGGCAGTTCCACCTTGAGGCTCATAAACTTCTGCCCAGACTTGCCGGTCTTAATCCACGCGGCTAGTTGGTACTCCGTCCCGTTTACGTTTAACTTGCCTTTGTACGCTGGAGCTTTCTCGTTGTCCGACTCGTTCTTAAACAACACACCGCTATTCGTATTATCGTATTCCATTTACTTCTCCTATTTGGCTGCTATATAAAGACCCACATTGCCAAGGCTATAACCTAAGAAAGCCACGCCCAGACCCACCTTACCCTGTAATAGCAACTGCACCGCCACCACAAGGTATACAACACCGATACCGGCTATTAACCACGCCGCCACTCTGTCCACCCCGCGAAGATAATAACGCCAAGCATAAATAGTAAGAACCATGCCGCGTCCTGCGCGTAGAAGTGTGCAGCTATAAGTCCGTCTCTCATTCGTCTTCCTCCGTATTATTCAAAAGCTGAAACTTGATTACCTCTAAGACACCCACAACAGAGGCCAGAGGGAGCGCCTCGTCAAACTTCTCCAGAACGCCCATAATCTCCTGATACAGGGCTTCTATCATCACCTGCTGGCTCAACCCCTCATCTCCTGAGCCAAGCTCTTAAATCCCCATTCCTCTGCCATCCTAGCGCACCGCAACATCTCCTCCTCGCGCACTATGTCCGCAAACCTCTGTAACTGGGTGCGAGAGTCTTCGTGGAAGTTAAACAGCAACTCTCCCTCCTTCAAGAACAGTCCCGCCTCTACCGCCAGGTCATCAATCGTCACACTCGGCCTCCACTTCTGCTAAAAACACCTGAATCTTGTCTAGCATCTCGTCTATCTCCTTTTGCTCGGGCTCGAACCGCACGATGAACAGCATCTTGCTAACCGGCAGTCGGGAGTCAAAGCTCACAAAGTCGCACCACTTCCTACCCGTACAGGCAAGTTGGAGCATCATCTGGTTCTTGTACTTGGTCGGAACCTTGCCCGCCTTCCTGTACTGGAGGTGCGTGGCCGTGTTCGGGTTCTTTATCTCTACCAGACCATCATCCCCCACCAAGCCGTCAGGAGAGGCTCCTAGCCATTTTATAGTCGGGTGTGGAACGAACCCTACTTGGTCTACGAAAACCCCGCTATGGGCTTCGTAGGCGGCGCGGGCGATAGGCTCCTGCTCGGTTCCCCTAATCATGGCCGCGTTGGGCGCAAACCCCGCCTGGGGCATCTTGGTAAGTCTTTCTGCTACGAGCTGCCAGAGGTAGTTCTTGCGGGTCTCTGTGTCCTTGCCCGCTAATGCATCGCTAACCCTACTCGCGGTGCAAAACCCCAGCCTCGCCTGTAACCATTCCTCTGTGCCCTGAACAATTTCTTTGTAATCGGTCATACAGCCTCCTCTTGGCTATCATCAACTCTGCCTCTAACCTATCCGTACTCATACGCAGTCGCTGAGCAACATTGTGGCTCAAATTATATGGATACTGGATATACCTTGCCTTTAAAACCCTGCGACTTATATCGGGTAAAACCCTAACCGCGTCTTCTACCAACTGCCCGTCTAGCATATCGGGCTCTATCCTTGGCTCCTCACCCTCGAATACATCCTCAGATTCGTAGTTCCCCTCTGCGCTGGCTGCGCGGGTACGAACCTCTGGGCCAAGAGGCCCGTATGCACACCACCAACCCCAGTTTTTGAGACGGTCTTCGCTAATCATGTCCTTTGAACCATAGTTCGTATAACTCCGGCCTATTTTCCTTAATCCAAGGTTGGGCAGATTGTATAAGTTCCTGCGCGTTGCGTCCACACGTTTGAGAACCGACGTGGTGGACGTAAGCCCTGCTGATGGCGTGCTGGAAACCCTTCTTCTGGATGTCCAAGCATTGCACGTCGTCCGAGTACCAGTTCAGGGGCGGGAAGTCCACCCATGCGTCCTTGTGTATGTAACTACAAATCGGGGCTATAACATCGGTGATGTTAATAAGGTTCTCGGTCTCGTACCTGAACCACTCCATTTTTCCCTGCCCTAGCCGGATATTCTGCAAACCTCGGGCATAATCAGACCTAGCGGCTACCCAGCCGAGGGGGATGCTTTTGTCTCGCAGAAACGCAACGTCCTCGCCAAGCAACTTCCAGGTGGTAGGGTTGAACACAATATCGTCGTTACAGACCACGACCTCGTCCACCTCCTCAAACGCTCGCTTAACCACGGCGTTATAGGCATCGCCAAAGTTGGTCGCGTCGTTTGGCAGGTTCACAGTCCTGTGGCGCGGGAAGATAATGTCGCTACCGGCTAGGAATACCGTCACATCCTGCGGGACGTAGAAGGTCACGGAGGCGGCCAGTACGGGCAGACACTTCCCCTCAGTTGTTGCTATCGCTATTGCTTTCACCTAGTAAACTCCTTACGTCGTCAAGCAGGTCTTGTTCTGTAAATCCGTAGTGTTTTGGGAAGCCTTTGGTTCCGAGTCCGTGAACTCCAGTTTTACCTCTGTGGTGTTCTGGGCATAGTGGTATTGCAAGGTAGTGCGAAGACCTGCCCCACCCTTGACCGGCCCGCAGATGATGAATTTCAGACGGGCTATCAGAGTACCCAATTCTTCGGCAGACCATGCATCCGAGGGCTGCAACTTTAGAGAGATGGTTTTTTTCATCTTTTGTCACCTAAACCCCTCGTATTCTCGCTGAACTTAACGTCGTGTTCCAAAGCCCACTTCACCACCTTCTCCACATACTCCGAGAAAAGTGCTTGGTTTAACTCGCTCGTACTAGGCTCTAGCATCTTTATGCTTCCGTCTGGCAACTCAATCATCCGTTCAGGCAGAAACAAAGCCCGTAGGTATTCGTGCCAGATACTTGGCTCGTAAGCCTTACCAACAACCATCTGCTCCGATATATCACCTAACACCGCCCAGTAGTACCTGTTACTGTCTAAGCTGCGTTTAGGTGGCCGTACCTCAAGGATGTGCCCATCAGGTGCGTTATCCACCATCTGCTTGGCTACGTCTCTGTTGTGTGGGGAGAGAATCACGCAGACTTAAGCGCGGCTCTCATTACCGCAACTTTGAAATGTGGGAACGACTCGAACTGGCTAGGGTCTAAACCTAGTTCTTTGCCCTTGAGTTCTATGCCTGTAGCCGTTTCGTGCCAAGGCTTCTCGTTAACTACGTTTGGCAACTTCACTTCCAACTCATCTTCCCAACGCTCTCCGCGAAGCCAGGTTGCTGGGTGAGGAATATATTTACCACCATCCTTCATCCACGCTTCTGTTTTGCAAGCGGCTTTTACGGCACTTAACAAATTTGTTAACTCAGGCCGTATATCCTTCGTCTGCGCCCAGGCTTTGCGGGCATCGGCTTTAGCACAACGCTTGGGCCACACTTCCCAGAATTTATCAAAGTCATCCAAGGTTTTTCTCCCTCAGCTCTAAGACCTTATCAGCCCATTGCCATGCAGATTCTTCTATCCAGCCCTGTCTCTTTTTTATTTCTTCTGCTAATTTAGGATTTGCAAGCAATCCTTGTAATGCCATAGCAGCGAAATAATCTCGCCGTGTTACCTCAGTTAGTTCCAAGATATTTTCTCCTCATAATGTCTATGACTTCCCTCAAAGTCATTTCTGGCGATTCATGCCAGGCTCCATTTTCCCTATATTGTCTAACAATTGTCAAACCCATATCTATATCCCCGTCGCTTTCGTGCGACGTAAGAACTAACACACAGGTCTTGGTTTCGCTTTGGATGGCATCGCAGAGTCGCTCTAGGCAAAGTTTTTGCCCGAAGGGGACTTGGGCATTTTTATATTTTGCCTCTACGATTATGAACAGTCGGTTAGAAAACTCTAGGATTGCATCTATATCAGTAGGTGATATAGCACCCCATTTCAACCCTGAGAAGTCCTTTAGCTGACTACCGTACTCTCTATTCCTATACATAATCCTCCCTTACTATGTATATATATCTGCACTTTTGGTGGACGGACTTAGCCTTAGCCTAGTCCGCCTTTACCTGCACTTTCGGAGCCACAGGACTCGTTAGCCTTTTCGCGTTCTGGTGCTAACTTCGCCGCCAGGTTAGGGTATTCCAACGCTGCCCACAGTACCCTTGTCGCCATCTAGCCCTGCCGTCTTTCGCCGACGACTAGGTAGCAATCGGAAATAAAAAACCCCTTAGTGAAGACTTGGGCTTGACAGGCCAGCATCGGGCGCGAACCAAACGATGACTACAAGCCCTCACTAAGAGGTTCTGTATCCGCGCCAAATGCCAGAGCGTCACTTCCGACACCGCTAAGATACCACAGATTTAGTTAAGTTCAACCAATTTTATTGTCCAGCCCGCCTTTAGTTTCCCCCACCCGTGGACATGGACTTTCCACCCAGACCGAACCAGCTCTGGGAAATACTCGTTTTCATGTATTTTCTTGACCCTAGAGGACACGTTCCCACGGGAGGTGGTTTGAATCCCAATTGTTTCCCCATTCCCCACCGCCAAGATGTCAAGACATCCAAAGAGGTCTTGCCGCCTGTGGGTAAAAGCGTTCCAATGCTCCACCACCCAGCACTTATAGCCTTGGTCGCGGAGGTACTTTAGGGAGCGTTGGGTCGGGGACATTCTTACATTCTACTGTATAACCATACATATTGTATAAACATACATTAGGGTAACTACTTAGTAATTAGGGTAAACCCCTAGAAAAAAAGTTACAAAACTATTGACAT